TCCCTCAATATCCTCAACCCATAATCCCGTACCAACTGTTACATCAATCGTACTCATATCCATAGCCCCAACATGATAACCAGTAAGCATAGTGATTGTTCCGTTGTAGTCTGTGTCCCAATTAGCCACACTCTTATAACAATTCCACTCTACTACATCATGTTGTGAAGCCCAAAGCGCAGAGAAATACCCTGCGAAGTTTGATATTGTGTTTGTCGTCGCTGTCCCATTAGTTCCGTCTGGCTCTAGTCTGACATTGTTAAAAGCGTTCTCAATCACTTCAGTATTCGTCCCAGTAGTATAATTTAAATCGGCATTATTCGCATTTCTAAAAGTTCCTGCTGTGTCTACTTCTTTACGATAAGCATAACCCGCCCTAGTTCCCTCATTTCTAATCACAGTATTAAAATTAACTTCCTCAGTCTCGTTTGCATCAGTAATTTCTAAGTGATTGTCTGCTGTTAACTTTATCGTAAAAGCTATTCCAGTTCCCGCAGCATTTTTAAAAACTAATCCTTCCCCTTGTTGTAAAAATTGTAAATTCTCTGAAACATCAATCGTCCCTGTATTGCTCCTTATTAATGGAAAAACACCTACATCTCCGATTATAGTTCCAGCGTTCATTGTGCCAGTTGTTATTAAATCTCCGCTTCCATAATCCCAGTCTCCAGTCATATTCCCGTCGGTGATTGTGTTTGTTCCGAGGTCTACTGTTGAGGTGTAGGTTGTACTTATTCCCAATAAATCATTAGAATTCATTTGTATATCATCCCCTAAATCAACTAATCCTGTGCCTGTCTTGATTGAAGTGTTTGTAGTTCCTCCTGTTACATCCTCAATTTTCAATGCAATATTAGTGCCTATATCTCCTGTCGGTTGGTTTTTTAATTGTATCCCATACACTGTTTGGTTTCCACCCATTAGAGTTATGTCTTGGGTATTTCTAAAGTCTAGTGTTCCATTTGCCGAAACGGCAGTAACACCTGTAGTTATTTCATCATTAACGATAAAAATTTTATTATTAAATTTCATCGCTTGATCATCTATCTTCGGAGTTAAAACACTCCACCAATCAAACAATTCAGTCTTCCACAAATCATTCTCATCAACATAGACTTTGTTGGCGATCCCCAGGTCTGTTGTAGGGTTAGGGCATTTTCCTTTCGTCATTCCCATCACGGTTACATCATGATCGAATACGTCGTTTAGTCCATCAGCTCTGCCACTCATAAATTATCAATGAATCTCTATTATAAAAATATTCCTATTTTAGGATTTGTGTTAGAACGATCTGTTTTGGCTCGTGAACTTCTGTAACTCCGTATTCACATGCTCGGATTTCGTCACCGTTGAACTTATCAGTCTTTGTATCAGTTGCTAAAGGCATCAAAGATTTCCATGTTGCGCAGCTCTTAGGGACTACAAACATCGCGAAACTTAGAGGGACTACTGCCGCAGTAATAATGCTAACTCCTGCCGGACTTCCGATCTGCCCGTTAAATGCTTTATTTCCCGATGTGGATGCTTGCGCTCCTTTCTCGTAGATATAATGTAAAACGTATGGCTCTGCGTCTGGATTGATAACGATTGCGAAGTCGCTTGCGTTGTCGTAGTAGGTCTTAACCTGTGCTTTCATGAATGCCAAATCTTTTATGATTGCTGCACTTGCTTCGTCCCAGTAACCACCATATAGACTCCCTGTTTGAATACCTCCATCGGTAGACATAACACTATAAATTTCATTGTCGACTGCCTTTGCGACACCCTCAGCAATTCTTTTTATAGTTCGATTCCTTGTATCGATGTTCTTTGCAATAATATCTTCATGATCAATCTTTCCACTAAGGCCATATTTCTCAATTCTCGAAGATACTTGTTCCCAGCTGATAACTGCGTCTGGAAAGTCTCCGCCTCTAGGAATACCCTTGATTGCGTTTCCGGATTGTCCTTCTGGAACATCAGTTGATTCTCTGAAAAAGTAATTCTTCCAAGAGTTAGAACTTGTAGTTGAAACTAATTGCTTCATCTTATAAGAATAAATTGCTAATTGCTTAATTGCAGTATCATAAGTCGTCTTTCTTAGTGAGTCTTCGCCTACTTCGTCAAATGCCATTATTCTTTAGCCTCCTTAGATTTTTTCTTAACTGGTTTCTCCGCTCTTGCTTGAGCTTCGGCCTTATCTCGATCTCCTTCATCTGGGCTCATGCGTATACCTCGACATTTATTGTCTCGCCATCAGAAGCCTCTTCGTTTGCTTCCCCGACTATAATAGCCATTGAACTTAAACTTTGTGCGTCTGTTGCAGCCATAACATAATTACCTGGTGCTGCCGTAACTACTTTCTGCCCTCTTGTGATTGCCCCACTAGCAACCAATTCATAAAGTCCGCCTTTATCCCCCGTCACAGAAGTTTCAGTATTCAAATCTGTATCGGTTGACATATTCACGTCAGCGTGAGCGAATCCCTTAAATATGTCTGCTGTTCCGGTAGAGGCCGAAACTGTTTGATCTCCAGATAAAGCTAAGTAAGTATGTTTTGGAATTCCGGTAGAAGTTGCACATGTATATCTCTTAGAAACTAAAATCTTCGTGTCCCTCTTAACTGCTACTGCTCCAACCATAGAATAGCCACATTATTAATCTTTATAAACTTTTCCCTAAACAGAAAATCTCATCCGCCCTACTAGATATGGTGGTGAGTTTTCGCCCTAAGCCTTTTTCTTAAACTTTCCTTCTTTCCAGAATTGAAATGTTTTGACAATAACGCCAACAAACATAATACCAAGCAACCACAACCTCATTTCTAAGTCGCTCATAACATCTCTTGAGTATAATCACCCATTTCTCCAATGACATCATTTTTAATTCCTATCACGTGGACGGCAACTCCAGGGATTATGCAATTTGCCGAAGCCCTTTCAAATTCTTCCGTCGAGAATGATGGCGGGATTCCTTTCGCCTTCTCTAGAATTTTCTTTGGAATCTTCTTTGCTCCGAATATCTTTCTCATTGTGAAGTGTCTTGTTTCTAATCCTAATTTCCCGAATCCGTAACTCGTGTTTTTTGTGATCCCAAAGAATGAACAGACTTCAGCTAGGGCTTCTTTTGGGAAAACGTATTCGTAGGCTCCTAATACTGATTGACGGAGTGCGCCTTGAACTAGAATAGTTTCTTCCTCGCCAGCCTCATTATTGATTCTTCTAAATTTCCAGTATGCGGATTGTGCGTGCGCCTTCCATAATTCGACTTGTTCAAATTTCCCTCGTGGCCATAAATACATCTGCATTTTACTTCTTCCCCTTCTTCATCTTCTTCAGTTCTTTATCAATTTTCTTAGAAAATCTTTTGATAAATGCCTTTTTGTATTTCTTATTCAGAACATCAAAGTCTTTCTTCGTTTGCGGTTTTGGTTTGTAGCCGTCGAGAAAACCTGCCTTATACATTTCTACTAAGGCGTTTGCGCTATCTACGATCTCAGCGTTTTTATCTGAAGGCATCGACTATCTCCTGCGCTTCTGCTTTTGCCTTTTCTGCAAGTTCTTCGGATGCTGTTGGGGTAGGTTGTCCGTTGTTCGCCTCTCCTCCCCTAGCTTTCTCTGCCCTTATAGTTTCAGCTCTTAATCTTTCTTTATCGTATTCGTCGTTCGCTGCTTTAAGTTCTTCAGTATCTTTCTTAACTTTATCCGCATCAGTTTTTTCAGAAGTCTCAGGTGTTTCAGGTGTTTCAGTTGGATTATCTTCTGCCATAGAATAGTTAGTTAGTTATTCTTTATAAATGTTTCTATCTGAGTCTTGCCCTTTGGATTTCTATCCCTTCGCTTGAAGTTTGTAATGCCTTTAGAAGTGGTTTTTTCGATGCCCAGAGTTTAGGATTTCTTGAGACTTCTCCGTTTACATATTGGGTCATATCTCCTATTGTTCTTTGCATTTCATCGAATAGTTCATCTGCCTCTGCAGCGTTTGCTCCCTGGAATACTACTCCGTCCGCAACTGCTTTAGATTGAAAACTCAAAGCACTTCCCACGTTATCAACTGCAGCCCATGTTCCCAGTTCCCCAGGAGATAAAAGGAATTTATCGACTCCATAGATTGTACTCAGTCCTGCAACTCCGACCCCTGTTGCTCCTGCGAGACTTCCTGTTAATGCAATTGCCCCTGCGGTTCCAAGTAGTAATGCTCCCGTTGCGAGTCCAGTATTTCCGACGATCGTGGCTATTGCCTGCGCACCGCTCTCTTCTCCTGCGGCAATAGCCTTCCGACTACGTGCAACAGCCTCGCCCCCTGCGCCTGGTCCTTTCGTTAAGAATGTACCAGGTTGTGATAATGGCGCACTTAGAACATCAAGTATCTTTTCGCTCCCCGATCGGTCATCAACACCTTCCTCAAATTCTGGGTCTTCTAAATTTATTGTGGGTATTATCTCTTGCTTTTCTGTTGGAGCTTCTTCTCCAAATACCGTTTCATTTCGTTTCCTTGCTTCCTTCCTAGTTATATCTCTAGTAAATTCTAATTGTTGCCTCTTGATTTTCTTCTGTTCCGCCTGCCTTTTTCCTTCTTCCTTGAATATCCTGCCCGCTTCTTTCTTGCTCCTCGCTCTTTGTTCAGTTTTCGTTCCGGCCTCACCAGCCCTCTTATTCGCCAGATTCTCTGCCGTTTCGGCCTTGAATGCTGCGCCACCTTTCTTCTCAGCAGATACTTTTTTCTTTTTCTTTTTTTCTACCATTTTTCCCCCAGTCTAATTCTTCCGAATAATCTAACCATGATGAAGTATATAAGTGCGATTGGCCATAACCACCATCGAACCTTTCCGATGTTCACTAATAGATTCCAGTCGCTTCTTAATCTCGTTACACTGTGAGATTCGTATTCCTCATCGTGTTGTTTGCATGCGCTGCTTATATCAACTCCTAAAATCTTATCGGGCGAGTAAGAACAACGATCTATCATCTTGCTAATATCGACCCCACGCTTATTGTTAGTGCTAAGAATGCAGCCCATTTCACAACTGGTAGCATTCTCAAATCTCCACGTATTAATATCAATTCATCATAGACCATTTTCAATGTTATCTTCATTGTTGTTCTCCCACGGCTGTTTGTGAAGGGTCGATATTCGTTGCGCCATCTTTCTTTTCATCAGATAATAATTCGTTCTCTAGCGAGACCGGGAATACTAAGTCGATTGTTTGGCCTAATTGTTTTCCGATCTGTTCTTCGATGTATAACTGGTCTTCCTCTACGTTCTGCTGATATGCCAGATAAACGATTGAGGTTGCTTTCTCCACGAACTCAGAAGATCCGCCCACGATGATTTGAGGTACTCCCCCAGTCTGATAGAATTGAGTGTTAAGGTATTCTAACCATGCCATAGGGTTAAGTGTTGCGTTCGGACTCACGGCCAAAACTTCCGGGACTACAACATCTTTAGGGATATATATGTTCTCTCCGTCTGCAAATGCTTTATCATTCTTCGCCTTGAATGCTGCGATTTCATCTACGTTATCCGTATCTAAATGAAAAATCATGACTGGCTTCAAGTGCCTCTGCATGATTTTCTTAACAATCGATTGGATTTCGTTCTTTGCTAAGATGATCCATTCGAGAGTTTCAACAAGTGAAGTCCCGTGCATCTCGTCAGCCGTTCGATTCCTTGATAAGTGAAAGATTTTCTCTGGTGTGAATGGTTGCGGTTTAGCTCCCTTCTCTGCGCCCAGGTAATCGTATCGAGTGATGATCCCCTTGGTGTTGATCACAATAGTCATCCTTCCCGGATTTAGAGGTTTTAGATTGATTAGGTTATTGTTCTTGTCTCTTATGATCTCTGCGTAAGCGTCCCCTGCGATCTGCATTGTTCGGCTCATGTTCTCTAGAATCGTGTTGAATGAGTCTTTCCCGAAGCCTTCAAGTGAATCTAGTCTGAATTGAGTTTGTGAGTTCGCTTCAAAACCTTTCCCAATCGTCCATGTCGCTTTAGCGTCGATGATTGCCCTTAGTTCTGGGATTGATTTGTAGTAGCCATAATAATCTCGCCATTTCGTCTGAGTATATTTACTCTCTCCAGATTCTCCGGGGCCATCAGTATCCTTCGGATCTACTGAGAAATCTGTGATTGCATTATCTAGATCGCTTGCCTCTGCGCTGTCAATTTTTAGTTCTCCCATGTTATTATTCAATCCTAAAAGGCATATATACCTTTAGTTGTGTGGTCCTATCATCCGTTGTCGGAGTTATGACCGTCCCATCCCTATTTAGGGGGTCGTGAACGATTGTGAATTTTCCAGTTGAATTCCCGACAACATTGACCCGCCCCCATCCTTCTTGAGTTAATCTTAACATATCTCCTTTCTTCAAACTTGTTTTTGTCACGTCGATATTTATTAATACGATTCTTTTGTCATGGGTTCCAGTTACCATTACTGAAAAAGTTTCTGATTGCCCAGTTCCGATTATTGTTTCAGCTCCTCCCCTTACTCTTTTTAAAATATATTTTATATATCCTTGAATATCGTCCCCCCCTGCTGTTTTCTCAAAATCCCATGCGGTTTCTATCGTCGCTTTTCCTTGTATTACTCTTGAGACTGTTTGTTCTCCGAGGTCAAAATCTATGTCAAGGTCTTTTACAAAGGCGGTAGTCGTCCAGGTTCCGCTATCATTCGATTCGATTAACCTTGAATCGAATAATCTTGTAGAGAATTTATAGTCGTTTCCTGTGGCATCTGCGTCTACGTATCCATAGAATAATACTATTCCAGTCCCTTCCGCTATATCTGCGAAGTCATAATTCAATACTGTGTTTTCTCGACTCTTACGGTAGATTCTTGGAATTCCCATTAACGCCCCCCGAATGGAATTGCGAAGCCGTTTCTGATGCTTTCTTGTGCAACGTCCATTCCTAAGATTCTAATTCTTCCCAGTAACCGGCCGAACTTTCCTACCCTGTTTTTTAGTTCGATTTCAATCCGCACGTCTTGCCCGAGTAGTCGGTCTTCTAAGAAGCTCTGTGATTCTCTTCCGCCTTCCTCTTTGAGTTCTGGGGCGGCCATGTCTAGGATTCTCACCGGGAAATCAAAATCTCTTTCAGCCCATTCAACTCTGATCGTATCGCCATCGTGAACATCAATAACCTTCGCATCAAAATCCATAACGATCTGTTTATGAGGTGATTCTAGATAATAGAATTTAAATTGGGAGTTCGTCAGTTCGGGAAATCTTTTAAAATCGTGTGTCATCATGTATTCTCCAAAAAAGTCCTCTTTTTAATATCTCGGAGAACGCTCACAGCGTTGACGAATTCATCGTTTAAAACGTCTAGTAAGGTTTCTACTTGCGCCTGTGAAGGATATGAATCTAGATCGTAATTTGCGACTCTCATTGCGGCCCATGCCGATGCTGCGCTCGTTAGAATTCCTTTTGTGGTTATGGCCAAACTTGCAAAGTCTGCACTCCAGTTATTCATAGACATTACGTTGATTATATTCTCTCCTTGTGCCACAAAATCGTTAAGTAATGCTTCGGATGCAATAGCCACAGAATTGGCGTCGGCTCCTGCCTTTCGTATAATCTGTGCGTGCGCTGCGAAAATCCCGTCATCTGCCATAGAATTAACAGAAAGCCATAATATTTAATCCTTTGCATTTTTGCAACCAGTAGGCTCTTTTTGCGGCTTCTACCAAATGGTCGAATCTTCCATGAATTTTAGTGTTTTTTGTCTCTTTATCTATGACATACTGGACGGAGGTTAATGCTCTGATGAATTCTTCGTTCTTCTTTGAGAATTTAACTAGTCCCTGCTCCATTCCGATTTTCAGCCAGCAATACATTTCTATCCCCTTGAGTTGTTTCGTTTTTCCTTGTGGGTCGATTTCTCTTGATGCGTTGTTTAGGCCTACCGCTTTATATTTTAATTGGCGGTCTAGAAGCATAAAGTCGAGAATGGGTGATCCAAGTCCCCCATCATCAACCCCAATTCCTTTTCGGACATAATTATTCGTCTCGTTAAGGGATTTTATTTTCTTAATCGTTTCCCAGGCCTTCTGGTCTTGTGTCGTTTCTGTTTCAAAGATAAAGCATGATTTTCCCACGCTTTCAATCGAAACGAAGGCGTTTGGATCCCCTCCATGCCCCGCAAAGTCCACTCCGAGCGTATTTCTCCCTCCTGTTAATCTTTGTTCGCTAAAACAGCTCTCAATAAGTTCTCTCGGAAAGAATTGCATTAATGCGTCGATAAATTCAGCCTCGTATTCCTGCGAAAAGGATAATTTGGTCATTCTCTTCCGCTCTTCTTCTATGAATCCTTCTGCGTATCTTTCGCAGTCTTTCCAATGAACATGTTTTCGCCAAAACGTATCGTCCTCAAAACAATCGTAGAAAAATCCTTCATTTCCCTTGGGAGTGCTAAGTAAGTCCAGGGTTCCCCCGGTAGTTGCAAGCATAGGCCTAATAGCCACGAATACTGCGTCTGGGATGTAGTGTGCTTCATCAGCGACGAGTTTATCGACCGTAAAACCTCGTAGGCCGTAACCAGTTTGTCCTGCGGGTTCAGCCATGATTTTACTTCCATTTCTGAGTTCGATTTTATGGAATGTTGGTGTTCCCTTGATTTGTGAGGGGGCGAGTAGGACAATGTGACTTTTAACTTTTTCAAGAAGTTCTTTTGATTGTCTATCCACTGATGCAATGATAAGTGTAGAGGTTTTGGGGTTAAGTAAAGCGAATAAGGCGACTCTGAGAGATTCTGCAAAGCTTTTTCCAGATTGTCGAGCAGCTCTAACAATTGTATTTCCTTCATGTTCGATATACTCCTTTTGCCATGCATCAAGTTTTATCTTTAGTTTCTTTTCGACAAACGCTAGTACGTTCTTTGTATTCCACAAATTCTCTTGTTCCGATTTTGCCTTCATTGTTAAACGCTACGAAGCATCTGTGGCCCTGATCCACTAGCCATTGTAGTTTCTGCTTCTCTAGCTTTGATAGTGTGTTATTAATCTTGCACTCGACAAAGTGAATTTCATATCTGCTTTGGCCGAATTCATTAAATTCTCTTAATTTGAACATCACAAAGTCTGGGAATCCTGCGCCTGGCATCATGCCCCTCCCAGGAATAAACTTGATTCCTGCCGGTTTCAAACAATTGTTTTCTAAATCAATATTTTCTCCGAATTTTGTGACTACCCAATTCTTATCCTTAAAATAATTTCTCACTTTCGCCTCAAAATCTTTTCCCTTCCTCCGGTTCGTCTTCCCTTGCTTCTTGTAATCAACCATAACAAATAGTAACTAACTAACTATTTAAACCTTTCTGAAGTTCCACAGGAAATTTCATTTGTTTGAAGTTGGTTATATATTTATAAACCCTAAACCTCTTTTCTAGATCGTTGATTAGCACTCAAGCGGTGTCACTTGCCTCCCTAGCAATACGAAAACAATGCGCTGTATAGACCGCCTCGCCGTCGATGAATGGACAAAATTCCACTAAGAATCGACGTAAAAAACCACTTCTCTCTCTCTAGCCCCGAGTATAATAATAAAGGGCTTTTCTAAGCTAAGCTAAGCTACCCCGTGGCCTTCTTGCTAAAAGCTTCCACAAGAAACAGGGGGGTGTCTAGCTACCTTGGCTTCCGGTGGAGCTTTGGCTAAGCTAAGCCCCCAATCGAGAGGCTTAGCTTAAGCTAGCTATAATATTTTCTCTTGCCTCCACAACACACACAAACACAAACAAACATAACAATCGCAGACATAGCATTAAGCATCATAGCGGGCCGAGCCTTTCAAGGCGTCGGCCCGTTAGAGGTTGGCTGACCGAAGGGAAGCCTAAGCTCAGCCCCAGGGCTGAGCCCGAAGCCGAAGGCGAGGGGGTGGGCTAGGCTAGGCTAGCTTTAGCTAGCCCCAATAGACTAAGCTCAGCTTAGGCTTAGCTCCATGCAATGGCTAAAGCTTATGAAGGCTAAGCGACAGCTAGCGAGCGTAGCGAGTGTTAGCCTTGATATGCTTTAGAGCTAGTAAGCTCCCAGAAGCTTTCTAAGCTTCTTGGCTGAGCTTTAGATATGGCTAAGCTAGGCTTAGCCTAATAGAAGAATAGTGGCTCAATAGCCATCCCAGAGCCTAAGCAAGCTGTGTGAGAACTAGCTTTGCCTAAGCAAAGCTAAGCTAACTAGATTATTAAGCTTTGCGGTATGGCTAGAGAAGCCTAAGAGAGCCTGTGGAGGCAAGACTTTGCTTGCCGGAGGAGGCGTTAGCAGAGCCTGCTAGAATATGAATGCCCTAAGCCTGGGCGCGAGCTAATAGTTAAGTTATGCTTGAGCTTTTATCTTC